ACCAAAGATAAATAACTGACATACACCACATAAAAATTTACCCGACTCGGCCTGAATCGGGTAAGGGCATTATGCACCGATTTAAATTTTAAATGAAAGAGCCGTGGTTGGTTTACAGAAAGCAACAGACCCAAGCACTTCTACTATGCGATAGCGTGTGGGCTTATGGGAACGTTCCTGTTCGCGTTAGGCGTGGCGGCGGGTATGGAGTACAAGGACTACGCCTATGGCAACAAATGGGACTGGCTGGACTTGCTCGCCACGGTGTTGGGAGGTCTGGTCGGTCAGGCGTTGCAGGTGACTTTGTACCTGCTGATAGCGTGTCTTGTGCCATGAGTCTCTTGGAGATAGAATAAATACCTTTTAATCACTAATTAAAACCCAGCAAAATGGAACAAGTTACGATGACAGCGGAAGAGCGTCGGGAGTATGAGGCCTTCCGTGCAGCGAAAGCCAAGAAAGAGGCGGCGGAGAAGCGCAAGAAGCAGCGTGAGGACTATGCCGCGATGGTGGATGACGAGGTGCGCTCAGCCTTGCCAGTCCTCAGAGAGTTGAGCGAGCAGATAAAGACGGTGAAGGACACCGTATTCGGCAATTTCGACACGATACTGAAGATGAAGTCGGAGGTGTTGGGATTGACGAAAGACGACCAGCGCAGCCACACGTTCACCACGAGCGACAGCAAACTGCGCCTGACGCTCGGTGTGAACACCATCGACGGCTACCGTGACACGGTGGAGGACGGCATTGCGATGGTGAAGGGCTACATCGAGAGCCTTGCGAAAGACGAGACGAGCAAGGCGTTGGTGAACGCTGTGCTGCGCCTGTTGAGCCGCGACCAGAGCGGAAACATCAAGGCGAGCCGTGTGCTTCAGCTGCGCAAGATGGCGGACGAGACAGGCGATGAGCAGTTCGCGGAGGGCGTGCGCATCATCGAGGAGAGCTACCAGCCAACGGTGACGAAACGCTACATCCGCGCCGAGTATAAGGACGAGAAAGGCGCGTGGCGCATCGTGCCGTTGGGTGTGACCGACGTGGACTGAGCCTCCACAAAAAAGGGTGCGCCGCCCATCTGCCAAAGAGCAATGATGACCAGCGCAACGCCCACGTAAAAGGACGTTGCAAAGGTATAAAAAATAAGGCAGATGAAAGAGCGAAAGCACCACAAAAGTACGCTTGCCCGCGTGGAAATGATAAAAAAGCTCACGGCGGAGCATTATGAGGAGGGCAATCAGGCACGTTGCTACAAGGCGGTGTGGCGCAATTTCATCTATCCGAAATACAGGATATGCTACCGCACCTATTTGAGTTACCTCGGTCTGTTGCCCCCTCAACCATCCCCCAGCGGCCTGACGCTGTTTGACTTTATTGATGACGGCTTCTGACAGACGATGTCGGAAGCCGTTGTTGTTATGCCTATGGTGAGTGTCGGCTGCATTAGTCGTGTCGAATGACCACGCCGACATCGACGGCTTTGCCAGTGTTGGGCATGGCGGTGGTGTCCTGTGCGCTGGTGATGTAGCGTTCCACGGACTCAAGCAGTTCGGCGTGGTCGTGGTTGGTGGCTGATGTGGTGAGCATGAAGCCCGCGAAGTTGTCGCCCCGCAGCCCCTGCATGGCGGCGTTGACGCGGTCGATAAGGTCGAAGAAAGCGAGTGCCTCAGTCTGTTTGCTGTCAGCGTGTCCGTGTGTGGCGACGGCTCGCGTGATGATGTGGAGACGGACGGCGATGTCACCCCGCCTTGCTGCGTTGTTCTGCTGTCGCCATTCGATGGTCTCGAACTCCACGAACACGGCGGGCAGCGGCCAAGTAGCCCCGCCGTTGAGCAGGGTGACGTTGTTGTTCCAGATGTCGATGAACCGAAGTTCGGGAATGCGGTCGGCGAGCCGCTGGCAGATGGCCGTGAAAATTTGTTTTCTCATTGTTTCAAGAGTTTTGTTGCTTGGAGGTTGAATTGTGCGAGGCTGCGGTCGATGCAGCCTTTTATTATTTCGCGCGTGCGCTTGCCGTCTCCGACAAACTGTCGCTTTGGCATTTTGAACTTTCGTGAGTGCGCCTTGACGGTGTAGGCCTTGCCGCTTTTCTTGTTAGTCCGAGTGTGCTGCCTGACCTGCACCGTTCCCTTGCCGCCCTCGTTGTGGATGGCGGCGTAAGGCACGGCGGAGGTGAAGCGCACGCCGTTTTCCGTCACCTCGGCGCGGATGGAGCGTCGCATAGTGTTTGATACCTCCAATAGCGAGCCTTTACCGTAGTCGTGCGCGCGAGGTTTCCACTTTTCGGTGAAGAACGCCTTGCGCTCAAAGTTCTTGTCGAACTCCTCGGAGAGTTCGACGCGCATATCATTGAGGATGTCGCGTTTTATTTGTTGAGGGTCAATCATTTTTTTGTAAATTTGCGGCCTGTTACCAAAATAACAATGCCATGGAAAGAAGATCTACATACGAGCAGTTGCAGCGAGAGTACAATGAGGCTCAGGATAGAATGATGAGAGTATCATCAGATGTGCGTAAGTTTGTGTCAACTTTATCTGCCACAATGATGACACTACTTTTCCCGATTGGTTACGTGTTAAGACCTTCAGGGCTTTGTCGAATTGCCTTGATAGCGGCCTCACTATTTTTGTGTGTGAGCCTTTTGTTGGGAGTATTATCGGCCCTGAAGGAGTGGGCAATGACGAGAGATATTCAAGTCCGCATAGCATCCTGCCTATATGAATACGATAGAGTGTTCGCGCAATTGTCTCCAGCGGCTCAGATACGTCGATTACGGGTAGGGAGTGAACGAGCGCATAGAGCCTTAACCATTTGCGCCGCAGTGAGCCTTGCTTTGGCGTTATTGTCACAACTGGTATTGTTGTGTCTAATACTCTTTTCCTGACTTTTTTCATAGAAACGCTTGTTAGTTGAAATAAAATTATTAACTTTGCGGCATAAAGGAATAGGTCATTATCCTAATAGGGGACGTGCAAGCCCCGCTGGATTTTGACTTATTCCTTTTTTATGTGGTATATCATTTCTGCCTTGTGCTTGAACACCTCGGTCTTTATTATCCAAGTTGTTCCGTTTATGTTAGCCTTGTAGATGTTATAGCCAGTTATGCCACGCCGTTTTTTATTCTCAATGTTTTTGATGTTTTCGGGTTTTGTCATATCCTTGCCCTCACCGAGGTGGCTGAATCGTTCAAAGCGGAACTCGTGAAGGTGGTCGGCCAATGTGAGCATAGTTTGCAGCTGCTCGAAGTCGAAGGTGTGTCGTATGGCGCGTTTCATGGCCTTTCGTGTCTGGTTGAGCTTTCCAGTCTGTAGATTTGGGCTTTCGCGTATTTCCTCTGTCGCTTGTTTATCTGCGTGCCGCCTTGCTCCCTCGAAAACTGCCTGTTTTGCGTCTTGTGTAGCCTTGTAGTAAGGATGCTTGGGCGGAAAGAGTTGGAGGGATTTTCCCACGTTAAAGCGGAAGATTTTGCGTTTTTCGCCCTCGGTGCAGTTGTCTCCTCGTGTCTTGGCGAGTTCGGGGTCAGATGTGGGGTATTTGCCCTTTCTGACCTGCACGGCTGTACACCTACAGTTCCATCCATTTGGCGGCAGATACTCCGCCCAGAAGGGGTCGGATGGTGGCAGCGTAGTGCCGTTGAGGATGGCGTGTTCCTCACGCACGCGGTTGTCGCCAGCGGTGCGGTATTGGAGGTCGTATCGGTCGCCGTCACGCTCGAAGTCCTGCCATTTCGCCGCCATGAGCGACGCTCCCACGGCGTGGTTGTATTCCGCATAGAGGTAGTTGTGGTTGTAGGTTGCGTTGATGCGCCGCACATCGCCCAAGAAGTCGCGGTAAGGCTTAATGTCGCCGCCATCGGTGGCGAGCGACAGCCCCACCTCACGGAGTGAGTGGTAAGTCTTGAAGCCCGAAAAGATGAATGCGTTGTTCTCAAGAGCGTGTCGGACGGTGTCAGGCACTTCGTGCGGCAGTGAGCTGCTGATGGCCGTGTCGATGACACGGAGCGTCTCGGCGATGAGTTTGCGCACTTTGGAATCGGCGAACTGTGAGATGTTGAAACCTCCGCTGTCATACACCAACCCAGCCGCGTCCTCAAAGGCGGCGTCATCGAAGGAGAAAGGCGCATCGTCGGCCAGCTGCATGGAGCAGCCGTAGAGAGCCTGCACCGCCTTGTTGAAGTCGGCGTAACGCGAGCGCAGCCCCACCGCCTTAGTGGGGCTTATCCGAAAAAACTGTCAGGTTGTGTCTTTGCCTCTCGCACGCCCGTGATTTGCACGTTGTATTTGTCGATGAAATACTGCGGGTCGATGTCGTAATACTCCAGCAGGATGCGCTCCATCTCCCGCTGCTCGGCAGGAGAGAAGGAGGCGGCATCGTCCCATTGGAACGACAGCCCTTTGAGCGGGAAGCCGTGCCGCACCATGAGCGGCAGGAGCTTGTCGTTGATGATATTGGCGAGCATCTTTGCGTCGGCCTTGATGACATCCTCGAATATCTCAAGGTGCGTCTCTGACTGGGAGAGCGACGAGCCGCTGTCGATGGTCATGGTCTGCATCAGCACCCCTTTGGAGATTTCGCTGTTGCATCGGTCAACGCGCTTGTCGTAAACGTTGTAAGCGTCGCCACGGCTGCTCTCTTTGATTTCGATGTCCGTGCCGTCGGGGAACAGCCCCCAAAAGGCCGCGCCCATTTCGTTGAGCGCGTTTTCTATCTTCCTGCGCTCCGCCTCGTCGGTGGTGTTTGTTTTGGCGATGCGCATGGGCGCGCCGAAGATTTCACCGAACATATCCCAGAAGGCGAGCATGTTCTTTTTGCTGATGCACTGGGGGGCGCATTTGAGGAGCAGCCCCAAGTCCTTGGGCTTTCCGACCTCGACGCACCAGAGGGCGAAGTCGCCGTCACGGTAGGACAGCCCTGTGCGCCAGTCGCCAGCGGGGTCGGGCGTGATGACGCCATATTCGGGGCAGACGTGCTTTCGCGGCACGAGTTCGACCCCATCGAAGCGCATCCCGCTCTCATCGGACACGACATCGCCGAGCTGGATGAGCGAGTGTCCCCAGAAGCGGCTGTCGAGGGCGTAGTCGCAGAAGTCGGTGAACCACTGCCGTTGGAGGAGCGCGGTTGCTTCGGGCTTTTCCTTTCCGTCCTTCCCGACGATGCGGAAGTCCTTCTGCATGGTTTTCCCTTTTCGCTGTCCGATGCACCCAGTGAGGTGCAGGTCAACGAGGCAGTCGGTATAGATGTCATAGAGGCGTGCGCGGTTTGGCGTGTCGATGCTGATGGCCTGTTGGTGTGCCTGTCTCCAGTCGGCGATGTCCTTTTTTGTGAGGCTGTCGGTCTGCTGCATGAGTTGCGCCGTGAGCTTGATGCCCTTGCGTGACTTGGCAAAGCGTATGAGCCTGTCGGCGTTAGATTGCCGTGCGAACGCCTGTTTGATGTTGTCTAAGATATTCATAAAAAATAAGTTTTTATAGAATGGCGGCTGCGCTCGGCAAAGTCTGCAAGCAAGCTTGCGTCTTTGCTCTCACTGGCACGCCAATTCATTCCTTTACTCCGATACTCTTAGGCCGAGCGTTATTTCCTGACGGAAGCCGCCCGTGCCATATTTTATTACGTTCTTTTTGACTTGGTAAACGCCCATCTTCTTGCCATCAATCTTTATGCCGATGGCATCGAGCTTGTCGACAAGTTTGTAGCCAAAAGTGGTGAAGCTGCCCTTCAGCCCATCACGCTTGAGCCGTTTGACCTCCTGATCCGCCCACGCTTTCAACTCGCTTTCAGTCTTGTTGTATGCGTGGATGGTGCGCTTCTCCCCGTCAGCGTCGCCCACCTCCACCTTTATTTTCTTGTTGTTTGGCATAAGGCTGACGGCCTTGACGCAAAGCCGCATATTCTCGGCCTTTTGCTGCTCCAATTGCTGGTCGCTGATGATATTCAGGCCAGTGGCGAACACTTGAGACGGTTTGCTGTCGCGCTCGAATATTACCCCGCAGTAAAGGACGGGCTTGCCGTCCTCATAGCGGAAGAAACTGCGGATACCGTTCTGCTGTAAGTGTCCGAGGAGAGCCGCCACCGTGTCGGCGGTTACTCGGTACTGCCCAAGATTTTGCTCGCCCATAACCTTTATGTCGTAGGTGAGGCCCTGGTCTTTAAGCAGCGTTTCGAGCGTGACGCTCTTGTAAGCCTTTTTCGTGGCCTCCATCTGCTTGAGCTTGAACATCTCATCCTCGCAGGTAATCACGATAGGTGTCTTGAAGCCCACATCGCGCACATAGCCCACAAAGGCGAGTTGCAGTCCATCATCGTAGCCGAGCCACACCTTCACGCCATCGCCGCGCTTGACGGGTATCTCCGTCTCACCGTCCCACTTTACCTTTTTCGGAATGGTGATTTTGCACTCGTCGGTCAGCTTCTCCGTGTCGCGTGTGATTTCCACCTCGGTGGCGAAAGTCAGTTCCCAGTGCTTGTCGCCAGTTATCTCTATTTTTGAGCAAAGCCGATACATCCTAATAGTCCGTGCTGTAGATGTTGTACTCCTCATCGCTTGTCGCGGAGATGGCCACGCTCTGGTAGTTGCTTGCCGTGTCCTGCGAGACGGAGAAGTCGTTGATGACGATGCGGTTGATGTCGAACAGCTCAAGGAACTGGCTGTAAATGGATATGGCCGCCTTCTCGTCAAAGAACTTGCGCAGCTCTATCAGTCCGTCCGTGGGGTACTCATCCACTATCTGCCCATCACGCACGGCGGCCACCCCGACCACGATATTGACGCGGTAGTCGCCATCGTTGATGTATTCTTTCACCGTGCCGTCCATTCCCACCATTTGCGTGCTGACGATGTTTTTCTGTCGGCTGATGGCGCAGACGGCGTCGTTCATGACAAGCTCCTCGCCGCTGTCCTTTCGCAGTGTCAGTTCGCACAGCACGTATCTGTCCTCCCAATAGCTCTTGTCGGTTATGGGCGACGTGAGTTCCTTTGTCGTGAGGTTGCCGCCCCTTCCGTCCCACGATGGGCTTTGCCCCGTGCGAGACGGTTTGAAGCGATAGAGCAGCCCCTTTGCTTGGGTGACCGCCCCCGCCGCCACGAACGCTATGCTGATGGGTGATTTCATGTTCCTGTTATTGCTTTACTTTTTCGTTTTCGTAATCGCCGCGTTTAGTGAGTGTAAGGTTTTGTGCAGCCCAAGAAGCGGCGCTTGCCTTGAGAGCCGCCCCGCCGTCTTGCGGAGTGGGCGACCATGAGGAGAATACCTTTTTGAGGGAGTTGATGTCATCCTCGATGGCGTTGAGCCTTGTTGTAAGGTTTTCGACTTTGACAAGCCCGCCGAGTGTGCCTCCGTTGAGGGAGATGCCGTCTTTGGAGAGGACGGCGCTTGTGTTGTCGGCGACCTTGACGGTCACGCCAGTCTCGTTAAAGGTGGCGGTGGCTTCCTTCTCACCCTTGACGGTGAGTTCCACGCTCTCGATTTCGTCGGTGAGCAGCACTACCCCCGCGTCGCCGTTGGCGATGAATCCGACAACAACATAGCTTCCGACTTTTGGGAATACGACAAGCCCCCATTGGCTGTTTTGGTTGGCCTGTAGGTTTACGGCGAGTAGGGGTGCGCTCTCGTCGATGGGCGAGCAGTCGATGGTGCGTGCGTCCTTGTCGACAGCGTCCACGGTGCATACGAGGCTGACGGTCTGCGTGCCGCTTTGTGCGAGTTGTCTGATAGCGTCTCTGATGTTGTCCATATAAGTGCTGGCTAAATGCCGATTAAACACCGTCAATAGTCGTATCTATTGGGCGGCATACATCCGTAGCGGACGGGGTTATAAGCATCGGTGTCGCCGTCGGAGGAAACATAGGTGGGCAGGTCGGGCGAAGCCTTTGAGTTCTGAACATCGCGCAGCCACTTGACCGCGTCGTTGTAGAGGCATTCTCGCCGTTCATGCCCCATGTTTTGTGGAAGTCGGTGAATCATGAGCCAGAGGGTGATATTGACCATGCACTGTACGAGCATAGCGTTTCGTGCGCCACCCTCGGCCATGAACGCCCGCTCCATGTCGTAGCGGTGTCGGGTGTAGGAGGCTATTTGCTCCATCGCGGCACGCTCCGCCGTGAGGCGGTCGGCTTCGTTGGCGCAGAGCTGCTCAAACTCAAAATCGTCGCACACGCTTTTGTAGTCGTCAACGGTGAGGAACATCTGTATTCTCCTTTCTTTTGTGTGGCATAGCCGTGAAGATGGCTATTTTCGCGGCCTTTTCAGCCGTGAAGCCTTTAGTGAAGCGGTGTTGCCTGATTAAACGTTTGATGCCCTGCATGGATACCACGACAGGCTTTCCGTGGAAAACGATGACGAGGAACTTCTTTCCATAGAGGTCGGCGTGGCTTGTTGCCTTTCGCTTTGCTCGCGCCAGTCTCCAGTGGAAGAGCAGAGCCTGTAGATACTTGATGATTACCATAATATATTCTTTGCGTTATTCCGTCTGCCGAAGGACGGCGTAAAACTGCTGATGCGTGAGTCGCGCTGTAGATACCAGATAGCCCCCTCGTCGGCATCGGGAGCGTCATCGTGTCCGCGCATGCCTTTCTCGAAGGCGAGCGTCTGGTCGATGCCCGCGAGCATGTCGGGGTCGGACTTCTCCGTCTCGTTGTAGGTTACGAAGCCCCGTTCCCAAAGCGGGCTTATGGCCTCGATGCGCTGGAACTTGTCGGGCTTCTTCCGTTTGTCGGCGGCGAGGGGCAACTGGTAGCCACGGATGTCGCCCTCGGTCTTGAAGTCGTCGAGGATGGTGTCTTGCATGAAGTTGGCCTCCATATACCAATGGATGGCGATGTTTTGCGCCCTGCTCCACTCGTAGAGGTCGTAGAGCCACCGCACCATCTCGGCGACACTGCACTGTCTGACGAAGGCTTTGATATGCCAAAGTTGAGAGCCGAGCTTGCCCCATAGTTTGGCTGCCTTGTAGTCGTTTTTGGTGCTGCCCTTGAAAGAGGGGTCTATGTAAAGCACGAACTCGTTGAACTTGCGAAGCGGCGGCAGCTCGCCCCACTTAATCCAGTCGTTGCGGAAGACCGCCCCCTCGGTTATGGGGTTGTTCATATACTCCTTTTGGAAGGAGCGGTAGCCTTGGAACTTCTCGATGGCTTGTACCTCTTGCGGTGTCCATTTGGCCGCCCATGCCACGTTGCCGTTCTTGTCCCAAATATTGACCTGCGAGACGAACACGCCATCGGTGGCGCAGAAGTTGGCCAACACGCTGTTTTTTGCGATGAGGTTGCCGACCATGATGAAACGCCCGCGCCCACCGTCGAGCGCACCGAAGAGAGCCTCCTTGAGCCAGTTGGTCAGTCGTGAGACCCGTGCTGGGCTTTCGCAGAGTTCGTCGTCGTCGAGGTCGTCGATGACGATGTAGTCAGGCCGATGCGAGCGGTAACGAAGTCCACGTGGGGACTGTCCGCGCCCACGTGCGAAGAAGGCCGTGCCGTCTTTTGTGACGAACTCCCCCTCCTCCCACGAGCCATTGTTGTACTGTTCGCCGAAGTCGTGGATGTAGCGTTGGTTGTATTGCAGCTCCGCCTGAATGTCAGCGAGGAGCGTGTTGGCGTTTTCCTCGCTCTTGCCGACCAGCACCATGACATTTATCTCCCTTTTCTCCTGGCATTTGAGCCATAGAGGTATGAAGATGTCGAGGTGTGTGGACTTGGCCGCGCCGCGATGCCATTTGAAAGCCGCTTTGAGGTTGCGTTCGCGCAGCACCTTGTTGGCGGCCTTGATGTGGAAGGGGGCGCAAGGCGTGTTTCTCCCAGTAAGGGGGTTGAGCGTATAGTGCGGGAAGTAATAATCAACGAAGGCGGCATAGTCGGAGCGGACTCGCCTGATGCGTGCGAGCCTGACTTTGGCCGATTCCGCCTTGTTGACGGGTGTGGACTGCTGGATGGTCTCGCAGAGTTTCTTCCACCGCTCGACGGCTTCCCTTACTTCCGATTTTGATGCCATGTGTCGTTATGGATTGAATTTGCTTTGCAGTTGCTCGTTGATATAAAGGTCAAGATACTTGTTGATGGTCTTGAGGAGTTCGGGTGTGATGTCGTCATCGAAAGTCATGCGGAACTGCATCCACTTGCTGAAGGCCATGAATACCTCAATGGTGTCAACGATGGAAGCCTTTTTGTCGAGCCTTTCGATGGTGGTGGATAGCTTGGCGAGTTTGTCGCCCAGTCCCGCCATCTTTTCGGGGTCGTCGCTCTCGTTGACCTGTTCGATGAGTCGGTCTATGGTACGCAGCAGCTTATTGACAAGTTCGGGTCGCGTGATGTTGGCTGCGGCTCGTGCGGTCTGCCAGCCCCCGTCGGCGACCCATTTGCTGATGGTGACGGTTGAGATGCCGACCCTTTCAGCGATTACCTTTTGCGATTCGCCCTGCATGAAGAGCAGTCTCGCATACTCCTTTTTCTCTTCGAGTTGTTTCTTTGTTGCCATTCATAATTATATGAAGTTGTAAGTCATTTTAATGATGCAAAGTTGGTCTGTTTCAGTGAAAGCAGAAAAAAGATATGCAAAGTTTTACACTCTTTTTTGCCATCTTGTGGAAAGCACGGAAATTTGCGATACAAAACAACATCGCGGGGTGGAGCAGCGGTAGCTTGCGAGGTTCATTCCCTTGAGGTCGTCGGTTCGATTCCGACCCCCGCAACAAATGGAATGTTAGTTTTTTAGGTTTAGTAGTTTTAGGTAAATAAGATTTGTTGTTTGGTGGCCGTCAGCCCCACCGAGAGACTGACGGCCACATTTGACAAAGCCAAAACAAAGGAATGAAAGAAGTGATTATAAGCACAAGCGGCGTGAACTGCTACGGCAGCCGCATATTGACGGAGGGCATCGACCTAAAGCAGTTTGAGAAGAACCCGCTGCTGCTGTGGATGCACCGTCGCAGTTTTGAGGACGACGCTATGCCGATAGGTCGTGTGGAGAAGCTGCGCATAGACGGCGACAAGCTGATAGGCACACCAGTGTTTGACCAGAACGACGAGTTCGCCAAGAAGATAGAGAACAAGTGGGAGAACGGCTTCCTCCGCATGGCCTCGGCTGGCATAGAGATACTGGAGGTGAGCGATGCCCCCGAACACTTGGCGCAGGGTCAGACCCGCGCCACGGTGACGCGCTGCCGTTTGGAGGAGGTGAGCATTGTGGACATAGGCGGCAATGACGAAGCCCTGCAACTCTACGACACGAGCGGCAAGACGTTGCGCTTGGCAGCTGGAGAAGCCAACGACACGCTGCCGCTGCTGGAGCTTGAGAAAGAAACGCAATCGGGAACTGCCCCCGAAGGCACAACAGAAAACAATAAAACAGAAACGACAATGAACAAAGAAATCTTGCAGCTGCTCGGCTTGGGCGAGGAAGCCACCGAACAGGACGCATTGGGCGCGTTGCGCCTGTTGAAGGAGAGAGCGGACAAGGCGGAGAGCCTGACGCTGGCGAGCATCACCGCCATTGTGGACGGGGCTGTGTCGGAGAAGCGCATCACCGCCGACAAGAAGGAACATTTTATCAAACTCGGCAAGAGTGCGGGCGTGGAGAGCCTGCGCGAGACGCTGGCCTTGATGCAGCCGAGCAAGAAGCCGATGGACATCGTCCACCAGCAGGGCAGCCCCGTGCATGGCGAGCCAAAGACCTTTGCCAAGCTCTCGGAAGTTCCGAGCGAGCAGATGGAGAAGCTGCGCAACGAGAACCCCTCAGAATACATGCGCCTCTACAAGGCCGAATATGGCGTGGAGGCAGAAATTTAAGAACCAAACGAAAAGGAAGAATGACAATGAAACTTTTTAAGGCAATGTTTATGGCTGTTATGGCCTTTGTGATGACCGTGTCCTTCAACGGCGCGGTCGGTGCTACGCTGGCCTACGCCGTGGGCTGCTCCCCGTTGTCGGGCGCGGCAGTTGGCAACGTCGTGGGAATGTTGACGGGCTTTGCCCTGCCTGGTGGCGGTCTGTGCGCCACGGTGTTCACGGAGGTGTGGACGGGCGAGATGATTAAGGCGTTCCGCACGGCAGCCGAGAGCCTCGGCTGGTATGACCGCATCAAGAGCTACGACCAGTATGTGAACAACGATGTCATCCATTTCACGGAGCTTGGCGGCGACCCCAAAGTGCTTGTGAACAACAGCACCTATCCGCTTGCCATCACCGCGTTGGAGGACGCGGACAAGCCCGTGTCGCTTGACAAGTTCGACACGGAGGCCACGCCAGTGACCGATGACGAGCTTCACGCTTGCAGCTACGACAAGATGTCGAGCGTGCTGGAGCGTCACCGCGAGGCGTTGAAGGAGAAGTGCATGCAGAAGGCCATCCATGCGATAGCCCCAGCGGAGAATGCCGACACTGCCCCCGTGATAGTGACCACAGGCGCGTCGGACGGCACTCGCAAGAAGATGACCTTTGCGGACATACTGACGGCGAAGCGCAAGTTTGACAAGATGGGCATCCCGAAGAAAGACCGCATCCTCGTGCTGTGCAGCGACCATGTGAACGACCTTCTTGAGACGGAGCAGAAGTTCAAGGAACACTACAACATCAACCAGACGGACGGCAAGATATGCCGCATGTACGGATTTGACATCTACGAGTATGACGGCACGCCCTATTACACCATTTCGACGAAGAAGAAGTTGGCGTGGGGCGCGGCGAGCGGCGCGAGCGATGCCCAGTCGAGCGTGGCGTTCTATGCTGGAAGGATGATGAAAGCCAACGGCTCGGTGCAGTTCTACCACAGCGAGGCGAAGAGCGACCCTCTGTATCACCGCAACCTTGTGAACTTTCGCAAGTGGGGCATCTGCCTGCCACTGACGGACAAGAACTGCACGGCGGCCATCATCAGCGCGGCGGCCTAACAAAGAGCAATGAGCAAGCAGAAGCAGAAATACCTCGTCATCCATTGCACGGCGACCCCTGAGGGGCGCGAGGTGAGTGCGGCGGACATCAAACGCTGGCACACCTCGCCTCCCCCAACGGGCAGGGGCTGGAAGCAGGTGGGCTA